TCAACATTGTAACCACAAAAGCTCCCAATTCAAACCTTTGGAGACTCTCTCTTAATTGTGTAGGCATAGAAACCATATTATTCGTCAATAGCATGTACCAAATAGGTGTCGCCAAATAAGCTAACAAACCGCTAGTTATTAAGCTATATCTATGCCTAAGTTATAATTATTAAGCCTTTTCAAGTCTTGCTTAGGACTATCAGGTCACGTCAAGATTTGTAATCATCCCACCAATGTATAATCATTGATATGAAATGAATAAATTGATTAGTTACTACACAGACTATGTATAGCAAAGACGTGATACCTAGAACTAATATTAACATTTGAAGGAAGTTAGCCATTACATTCATCATCATCAGACCTCCATTCTATGTATTCATTTAAGACTTTAAGCTCATCATTGTCAAAGTCTACCTGCGATACTATTTGATACAGTAAGTCATCCATTATAATACCTCCTTTAAGGTGTTATGTGTACCTATAAGTTACTATATATATAATATGGATAGTAAGTATGGGTAAGTGTGAGTTCTCGCGTATTTGACCCTGTTACGGGCTTTATATGCGATTATATGTCATGATAAGTAAGTAATAGTACAATAGGGAGGAGAGAGACTAGATTGCTCTAGCCTCCCTCTACAGTATGAAAGGAATAATTATACTCTTACACGAGATCTATATTGCTTACGGTTCTTCTTCCAGTTTGCAATAACTTCTAGTGATTCTTGAGATTGATTAATCATCGTCGTACCATTTCTACCTTTGACCATTATAACACCTCTAGGCAGTGAATATAGCATAGACATCTCTGCTTCGTCTGCTGCCTTAACTGCTGGGTCATGATAGATTACATTACCATCAGCGTCCATTGATGCACCTTCTGGCGTATCATCATGGTATTGGTTAGCGTTGTTAGTTGACTTCATAATTGTAGCTACTTCCTTAGCTACCTTTGATATTTCTTCTTTTGTCATTGATATTCTCCATTAAATTAAAAAACTACTAATAAATTATAATATATATAATATAAAATCGAAAATAACGAAATTCTGTTTTCGAAAGTCCCCCGATAGGGGGTGCACACTCTCAATAAGGACGTATACCAAAATGCTACAATTTTTAAAACCTCTTGCCTTTAGTACTAATAGTGAACATAACTTTGATTAATGAAAGGAGATAAAATGTCTAAGCGTATTTACCATCTAACAATAGAATTCGACCCAGAAACAGAGGAAATTGAGTACCTAGTGGAAACAGTAGATGAGTCTCATGGAGATATAGTACAACTTACTAAAATAGGTAATGTAGATCTAGCAGAGTATTTTGATGAAGAAGATATAAAAGAGATCTTAGCTGCTTATGAAGTTGGAGAAGCTTAGATATGATATCTTAATATAATATCTATCTAACCCTATAAGGGTTAGAATATAATATATATATAATATCTAGATATAATATATATAATATAATATATAATACGCGCGTACGAGAAAGGAGTAATTATGCCAGGTAAAGATGCATCAACAAAAGAGATCCAATTTGCAATGGAAAACCTATTAAGTCCTGAGAATTTAATGGAACCAGATAGCGTGGCAGTATTGCAAAACTATTTAAATAAATATGTAGCTGGTTGGGATAAATTAAAACCAGATGGAGTCTTTGGCCATCAAACAGCAAGAATGGTACAGCAATATAGAAATGAACGTAGATTCTGGGGTGGGCATGAAACAATAAAGATTGACCCTAAAGAAACAGCTAAGCATTATGAAAAAAGCAAGAATAAAAAAATAACGAAAACTGTAGGTGAAGGAGATGATAATAAGATAATGCAGACCATTGGAGAATAGTGACTATTAAATATTTAGGAAAGTCTCAGTTTAAATGTCAAATGTGCGATAGCTTTGGTAGAGAGCAATATATAGCTAAACCTGAGATACCTGCATTAGTAGACTGGAAAAGCCTATTGCTTTGCAAGAAATGTGCAAAAAGAGAATTTGGAAGTAAGAAGGCTAAAGCATGGAAGGAAATGCATGACCTGGGAACAAATGTATAATCAATCATTAGAGGTGATTCAAGAATTATATAAGGAAATTGAGACCTTGCGTGCTATAGTACGTGTACAACTACCTATTATTGGAGAGGATAATGAGGACCTATAAAGTTTCAGATGTATTTCATAAAGTATTCGACGACAAGGAAGAGCTACCCGCAGGGATAGGTGTGATCCCTGACTGGCGGCAAGCCGACATAGGCGACTGGGTGGAAGCGGATGATGGATGTATTATTCAGATTCTTAGGAAAGGAACAATGAAAGCTACATGGGGAAAGAATCGAATACGCCATTATGTTGGTACTTGCACAGGTACATTTCTATGTACCCCGAAGACTAAGATGGATACATCTAAAAGAGAGAATGTGTGGAGCCTCTCTGGCAAAAAGACTGAGAATCTTATATTCGACAGAAAAACTCTAACAAAAAGGGAGGTAATCTTTGTTCAGTTTGTTGCTAAGGGGCTCTCACTACAAGAGGCATATCTAAGAGCATTTGATACAGAGAATCGTAGGTATGCATTAGAACAATCAGCTAAATTAGTTAAAACAGAAAGGGTTAAGAAATCATTGAAAGAAGAGTTAAAGCCAATATTAAAAGAATTAAACATAAATGACAAATCAGTTTTGAAAGGCATCAAAGAGGTTGCAGAGGGCGATGAGAAAGCTGAAACTAGGTTAAAAGCTTTATTTAAGCTTTCCGATATTTTAGATCTCGAAGATAAGACCCAAACCAAAGTTACCCAGCTTAGTGGGGCCGTCTTTCAAGGGTTTGCTGGAGATGTTTTAGAAGAAATACAAAGACCTAAAGAACTAAAGGAATAAATGTTAAAAATAATTTTATTTACATTAGCATTAAATAATCCTGAGTTTATTTTACCTAATAATGCTATTGTTCAGGTAGAGGCACGTAGTAGAAAAGGTAAAAAAAATCGCGGCCGCAAGCGCGGTGGTAATGGATTAAGATAAATGAAAAACTTGTTGCATAATATATAATTAATATATTATTAGAGTCATGGCAAACATTAATTTCCACAATGTTGGTAAAGAAGAAGAAGCATTAAAACTTGCTTATACTGATTTAGTAGCATTTGGTAAGTTATTCTTGCCTGATGATTTTATGAGGTCTGAGACACCTCCTTTCCATTATGAAGTAATGGATGCTATAAATGATCCTAATGTTAGGCAATTAGCAATAGTACTTCCTAGGGGTCATGGAAAAACAGTATTAACTAAGTGCAGTATAATGCATGACTTTTGTTTTACTAAAGAACCATTGTTTTATGGTTGGGTTGCAGCTAGTTCTAAAATCAGTGTACCTAATCTTGATTATATAAAGTACCATTTAGAATATAACGAAAAGGTTCGTTATTATTTTGGTGATTTAAAAGGAAGGAAATGGACAGAAGATGATATCGAGCTTAAGAATGGATGTAAGCTTATTAGTAAATCAAACCTTTCAGGAATTAGAGGTGGAGCAAAGCTCCACAAGAGATATGATTTAATTGTCCTTGATGATTTTGAAGATGAAAATAATACCATTACTGCAGAATCTAGGAGCAAAATTGCAAATCTTGTTACTGCTGTTGTATTTCCTGCTCTTGAACCTCAGTCTGGTAGGCTTAGAATTAATGGTACGCCTGTTCATTATGATGCTTTCATTACCAACATACTTGATGGGCATATTAAGGCAAAAGCACAAAACAAATCGTATAGCTGGAAAGTAATAACTTATAAAGCTTTACAAGAGGATGGTACTCCTTTATGGCCTGCATGGTTCGGACATAAAGAGATGGAAAGAAAGAAAAAGTTTTACGCAGATTCTGGACAGCCTCAAAAATTCTATCAAGAATATATGATGGAAGTTCAGAATGAAGAAGATGCAATCTTTACAAGAGAGCATATAAAGTACTGGGATGGTCAGTTTATTCATGATGAAGAATCTGGCATAAGTAGTGTAGTAACGGAGAATGGTGATGTTAAACCTATCAATGTTTTTGCGGGTGTTGACCCTGCTACGGATTCTATTCGTAGGGATGCTGATTACAGTGTTATCATCTTTATTGGTTGCGATATGGACAATAACATTTATGTTCTCGAATATCTTCGCAAAAGGTCTCTCCCTGTGCTTGGTATTCCAGGGTCAGATAAGAAAGGCATTGTTGATTATGTCTTTGATTATTCGAAAATATATAAACCCTTAATGTTTACCATTGAGGATACAACAATGTCTAAACCAGTATTTCAAGCTATAAGGTCAGAGATGATGAGAAGGAATGATTTTTCAATAGGATTTAGAGAAGAAAAGCCAGGAACTAGAATGTCTAAAAGAGATAGGATTCAAGAGATAATGGCACAAAGATTTTCTGTAGGTCAGGTTCATATTAAAAAGACCCACTATGATCTACAGAGGGAGATTATAACATTTGGGCCTAGAATGGCTCATGATGATACCATTGATGCATTAGCATATGCATGTAAATTTGCATATCCTTGCAATATGTCCAAAGACAAGGATGGAGAATGGTATAAGAAAAAACCAAAAGCAAAGTCATGGACAACAGCATAAGGAGATAATATGCCATCAGGAAAAGGAACATATGGTAAAACAAAAGGAAGACCACCTAAAAAAATGAAGAAAAAGAAAAAATGATGCAACTTCGAGATGAGTTGCTAGGGTTTATCAGATGGATAAATCTTATTGTTGGATTGTTAAATTTGTATCTATTTACTGGAGGAATGGGTTATCATCTTTTAGGGATAGGTGCATTAAATGTAGCGGTATGGGTATTCACAAGGAGAGCCAAATGAAGACTTATGAATATGTTATTCAACCTATTATTCGCTCTAGGAGTATTAGGACTTAATAGATATGGAGATTATATATCAGATGAGTGCCCGCAGGCGGGGTACGCATGCCCAAAAATTTGTGACGTGGATCACATTCATCTACCAATAAAGGAATGTAAAAATGGCAAGAACACCAAAAGCAAAAAGACCAGATCAAGTAAGAGAACTGTACAAGCTGTCGAACAATTGGACGAGGAAGCAGTGGGAATTCATTAACCAAAAAGGTTTTGATTTTGCACATGATGAACAAATAACACAAGAAGAAAAGGATTTGCTTGAAGCACAAGGAATGCCCACATTTACAATTAATCGTATTCTTCCTGTTGTGGAGATGCTTAATTTTTACGCAACTGCGAATAATCCTCGTTGGCAGGCAGTTGGAAAAGAAGGATCAGACTCAGATGTTGCATCTGTGTTTGGAGACTTGGCAGACTACATATGGAACCTTTCTGATGGTCCGACTCTATATTCCAATGCTATAAATGATGCTATATGTAAAAGCGTTGGGTATATGTTGCTTACTGTTGATCCAGATAGAGATGATGGGATGGGAGAAGTTGTAATACAGCAACCAGAACCATTTGATATTTATGTTGATCCAAAGTCTAGAGATATGTTATTTAGAGATGCTGCGTTTATTTTAATAAGAAAAGTCCTTCCTAGAAATCATTTAATAAAATTATTTCCTGATCATAAAAGAAAAATTATGAATGCAAGTTCAGATGAGCAGACTCAAAATAGCTGGAGTGTAAGAGCTTCAGGAGATTCAGAGCAACAATTATTTGCTTATAATGATGAGACAACTACTGCAGAAGCGATAAATCCAGATGGTAGTGAAGACAATATGATAGAGTTTTTTGAAGTATATGAAAAATTAAAAGTACCTCATATTAATATTTTCTATAGAGTTCCACCTACTCCTGAACAATTAAAACAAATGCAACAGCAAGTTGCTGTTAAAATGAAAGAGCTTCAGGCTGAAATGGAAGTTCAATTATTAGAACAACAACAGCAAATGGAAGCAGCAGTTCAATCTGGAGAAATGTTACCAGAACGTTATGAACTTGAAATGCAAAAAGCTCAAGAGATGATGCAAGCCCAATTACAAGGAGCTGAGCAACAGTATATGAGTGAACTTCAAAATGAAACTTCTAAAATAGAAAATAAAATTATTAGTGAAAAAGAATTTAAAATATTAATTAAAGATGAGGAATTTGCTAAAAATGTAGTAGGTCAAATGAGATTTCATGCTCATAGAATCAAACAAACATGTGTAGCAGGCGATAAATTATTATATGAAGAAGTACTTCCAAATAATATTACAGATTATCCATTAGTACCATTTCATTTTAAATGGACTGGAACACCATTTGCTATGAGTGCAGTTTCTCCTTTAATTGGTAAACAGAGAGAGATGAACAAGTCACACCAAATAATGGTGCATAATGCATCGTTAGGTAGTAGCTTGCGCTGGATGCATGAAGAAGGGTCTATAGACATGGATTACTGGGAGAAATATTCTTCGTCACCTGGTGCCTTATTGCCTATACGACCTGGTGCTACTCCTCCTACCGCAGTGCCTCCAGCGCCTTTATCAAATGCTTTCTTTTCTATAGTTCAACAAGGAAAAGGAGACATGGAATATTTAGCTGGAATCTATAGTTCAATGCAAGGAGATACTCAGCAGCAGCATGAAACATTTAGAGGGATGTTAGCTTTAGATGAATATGGAACAAGACGTGTTAAACAGTGGATGCAAAATTCTATAGAACCAGCATTAAGGCAGTTAGGGAGATTAACAATGCAGTTTTCACAAGCTGTATATTCAGCTAATAAAAGATTTAGAATTGTTCAGCCTTCTGCTATTCAAGAACAAAGAGAATTAGAAATTAATATACCATTATATAATGATATGGGTGAAGCAATTGGAAAATCTATGGATATATCTGCACAAAAATATGATGTAAGAATAGTTTCAGGCTCTACATTGCCAGTTAATAGATGGGCTTATTTAGAAGAATTAAAAGCCTTATTGCAAATGGGAGTTGTAGATGATATAGCAGTTCTTGCAGAAACAGATATAAAAAATAAAGAGAATATTGTTAAACGTAAATCTATGTATTCTCAAATGCAATCACAAATACAACAATTATCGGATGTTCTTAAAGATAAAGAAGGAACAATTGAAACTCTTGAAAGACAACTTGTTCAAGCAGGCATTAAGAGTAAAGTTCAAGATGCTGAAATGGAAATAAATAGAAAGAAAGAACAGGTAAAAGGTAACATGGATAAAGAGTTTATTCAGACAGAAGGAGAGCAGAAGTTATTGAGAGGAATTTTAAATAACGATGCTAACTTAATTAAGCAAAGAGCAAAGGATGAATTAAAAAATTATAAAAAAGATTTGGATAATAGGTCCAAAAATGAATAAACTATAAACTAGAATAAAGGAGAAATCATGGAA